ATACTCAAGAATTGAAAATGACTCAGAAAATCCTGACTTTATCACAGGTAACCAGATTGCAAGAGTTGGCATAGTAGAAAGTCCACTAAGTTATGACTCTGATAACATTTTAACTCTTGATAAAGCGAGTGCTGTTTATGCTCTTAAACTCACTGGAATTGGATATAGTTCTGTTGTTTTTAATGCGGACACTCAAATTACACAAACAATTGGCGTTGGATCTACTGCTTTTGGTAGAGTCATTTCATATGACCAAAGCACAGGTGTTCTAAAGTATTGGCAGGATAGATTCCATTGTGGTTTTAATACCAACGGAACTCAAAATCCTTCACCAACTTATGGATTTACAATGCACAGATTTACTTCCGACACTGGTAGTGGAGGATCATTTAATATTTTAGGTGGAAGTGCAACTCTTGCAATTCAAACTACCTTTGGAAGTTCAAGCAATCCAGGTATCAGTACCATAATAAATAGTAGGACATACTACTTGGGTCAACAATTTATTAAAGGTGTGTCTCAACCAGAAGTCCAAAAGTATTCTGGAAACATTATTTACGTTGACAACAGACCATCAATTACTAGGTCAACAAACCAAAAAGAAGATATCAAAGTTATTTTGCAATTCTAAGGAATTATGTCTCAAGAAACAAACCTCAACGTAGCTCCATATTTTGACGACTACAATGAACCTGTAATTGGTGGTAAAGATAATAACTATTATAAAGTTCTCTTCAAACCTGGATATCCTGTCCAGGCAAGAGAACTTACGACTTTACAATCAATTCTACAAAACCAAGTTGAGCAATTTGGAAATCACTTCTTCAAAGAAGGTGCAAAGGTAATTCCAGGTAACTTAACTTATATTCAAAATTATTATGCAGTACAAGTTGAGAGTAATTTCTTAGGTATTCCTGTATCATTATACCTTGATAATTTAGTAGGCACACAAATTAGAGGTGAAAACTCTGGTGTTGTTGCAATTATCAGGAAAGTAATTACCGCAGAAGAATCTGAAAGAGGTAATATTACACTTTATGTTGACTATTATCAGTCAAATCAAAATAACCTTTCCACAAGAGATTTTGAAGATGGTGAAAATTTAATCACCGATTCAAATATTGCTTTTGGTAATACTTTTATTTCAGCCGGAGAGGGATTTGCAAGAACAATCGCTTCTAATGCAAATGCAATTGGTTCTGCATTTGCCCTAGGTTCTGGTGTTTATTTCATCAGAGGTTATTTGGTTGATGTTGACGATGAAACTCTAATTCTGGACCAGTATACAAACAGTCCAAGTTATAGAGTAGGTTTTGATATTATTGAGGAGATTATATCCGCAGATGTTGATCCTAATCTAAATGATAATGCAAATGGTTTTAATAACTTTGCTGCACCTGGAGCGGATAGGTTAAAAATAACAGCACAACTTTCAAAAAAACCACTAGATTCCTTTGATTATCCTAACTTCATTGAACTTGCAAATGTAAAAGATGGTGTCCTCAGAAAAATAAACAAAAATACTGAGTACAATCTTTTAGCAGATGAGTTTGCAAGAAGGACCTTTGACGAATCTGGCCATTACTATATTAAAGCATTTAATACTTATTGCAGAGAAAGTTTAAATGATGGAAAGGGAAATAATGGAATTTATTTGGAGAATCAATTAACTTCTTCTGGGACTTTACCCTCCGAAGATTCTTTAGTTTATAAAATCAGTCCAGGAAAAGCGTATGTAAGAGGATATGAAGTAGAAACGATTGCTCCAATTTTCTTAGATGCACCTAAAACAAGAACAATTAAGTTATTGGAAAATCAATCCGTTAACTTTAATTTTGGATTTTCTTTAAATCTGAACAGAGTTTCTGGATCTCCTTCTATTGGAATTAATACTTCTTCAACTATTAGTTTAAGAAGTGAAAGAGTTGGTCTAAGTTCATATACTCCTGCAGGAAAAGAGATAGGAATCGCAAGAGTTTATGATTTTGCTCTAGAATCTGGTGGATATGAGTTAGAAAATCAAAATACAAATAGATGGGATATTTCACTGTTTGATGTCCAAACATATGGTGACTTAACACTCAACCAACCAATTACATTGAATACTCCAACTTACATTAGAGGTGATTCTAGTGGTGCTACTGCATTCCTAAAGAATGATGTATCTGTTGGTACTGCACTTACCGTTTATCAAATTTCAGGAAACTTCATTAATGGCGAGAAACTAGTATTTGATAGTACGAATGATACTAGAGTAAGTATTGGTTTTACGAACTATGGTATTTCTGAAGTAAAATCTTTATATGCAAATGTAGGGACATCAAAAACTTTCTCTGCAGATACTTTACAGTCAGTTTCTGCATTAGTTGGTAATGGCAATGCTACTATTACAGGTTTTTCTGCCGGAGTTTCTACCGTTACAAGTCCAACAGTTGCTTTTCCAGGAATTGTAACTACCGGTAACCTGATTCAGTACACAAGACCGGGGTTTACAGTAAAATCATTTGCAAAAGTTGATGAAGTTTTAACTAATTCTATTATTGTCAGTGGTATTACTACAGTAACTGGAGTTTGTGATGGCGGATTATCTACATCATTAACTACCGTGAATGATCTTTCTGTTCTTTATACAAGACTTCCAGGAACACAAAACGACGAAAAATTATTCTCAACCCTTCCCAAGTCAAATGTCAATTCTGTAGATTTGACCGGTTCAACAATAATAATAAGAAAAGAGTTCAGCACTTCTATCGTAGATAACTCTACATCACCAATAACTGCAGATTCTAATGAGGTATTTTTACCTTTTGATGAAGAGAGATATGTTTTAACTAGATCTGATGGAACTATTGAAGTTCTGACAGAAGATAGATTTCAATATTTTAGTGGTTCTAATGAAATTGTAATTAACGGTTTAGGTAGTAATGATGCGAGTTGCAAACTTATTGCAACTCTTAGAAAAAGTTCAATAACTTCTAAAGTTAAGAGAAAGTCACGTATAGAATCTTTAGTTGTAAATAAATCTAAGTATGATTATTCGGGAACTGGTTCAACATCAAAAAATGATGGTTTAGTTTTCGGAGATTATCCATTTGGAACAAGAGTTCAGGATGAAAAAATTTGTTTAAATGTTCCTGACGTTATTAAGATACATGCGATTTATGAATCAACTAATACATCAGATCCAGTATTACCCAGTATAACTGTTGGTTCTTTAGATGGACCTAGTTCCACAACCAGTGATTTAATTATTGGAGAAGAATTTGTCGGAACAATTAGTGGTGCAAGAGCACTTCTTGCTGAAAGATTGGATAGTTCCAAAATATCATTCACATATTTGAACGAAAGTGTCTTTAGTGATGGTGAGGTTGTTAAATTTTTAGAGTCCAGTGTTAATGGAATTTCTTTTGCATTAAATCAAGGAAGTAAAAATATAACAAGTAACTATAATTTTAATAATGGACAGAAATTAACTCATTATGATTATAGTTATATTTTAAGAAAACAAAATGTAAAAGAACCTCTGAGAAAAATAAGAATTGTATATTCTCGTGCTTTCTACGATTCATCGGATAGTGGTGATATAACTACAGCAAGTTCTTATGATAGTTTTGATTATGGAAAAGAAGTACAGTTGGTGGATATATTCAGAAACACTGATATGTTGGACGCTAGGCCAAGGGTCAGCAACTATGCAGTTGCTGAAGGAATAAGATCTCCATTTGAATTTGAAGGAAGATCATTTACAGGCGGAAACCATAGTTCAGATCATGTGTTAGCATCTGATGAGTCCGAAACAATAGCATTTACATATTATTTGCCAAGAATTGACAGAATTTATCTTACTAGAGACGGCAGTTTCCAGTTAAAAATAGGCGAACCATCTGATAATCCAAAACTTCCAGAAGAAGTATCTAATGCATTAAACATTGCAAATGTCGCTTTATCGCCATATCTTTATAATGTAAGAGATGTAGAAATAACATTTGTTGATCACAAGAGATATCAAATGAGTGATATCTTTAGATTGGAAAATAGAATCAAGAATCTTGAGTATTATACTAGTTTGTCTCTTCTTGAAAATAATACAGCAAATCTATTCATTTCAGATTCTGTTGGTTTCAATAGATTTAAGTCTGGATTCTTAATTGATAATTTTTCCTCAGTTGGTGTACAGGATAATAGTGTAGGTGTAAAAAATAGTGTAGACCTAGAGAATGGCCAATTGAGGCCATCTCATTATACAACTTCATTGAATTTGGAGATTGGTTCTGATGCCATAACAGGAATTGGAACAACAACAAATGCAAATCAAGATAGAAAATATTTAAATAATATCCTAGGAACAAACATTAAAAGAACAGGTGATGTTATTAGCTTAGATTATGACAATACTGTTTGGTTAGAACAGCCATTCGCCACAAGAGTTGAAAATGTAACTCCATACCTAGTAAAAACTTGGGAAGGAACAATTCAACTAGAACCCACTGTTGATGTTTGGATCGATGTTAATCTTTTAGAAATTAGGGATGTTAGAGTTGAAGGTTCGTTCCAAGGTGTAGCGGAAGCTCTAAGAGCAGAAATTGAAGACACTGCTGATGGTTCAAGATTGGGAGTTAGTCCAATAATTTGGAACTCTTGGGAAACAAATAACATAAGACAAAATCTTGGAATGACTTTGACTGCGAGTATGAACACTACTCAAAATACTGCTTTTACTGGTAGAACAACTACAGGAGGAACTCCTATAACTCAAACAAACACAACAACAACTCTCAATGTTGGTGGAAGTGTGAGTCTCACAACCGATTTAGATCAAAGAAGAACAGGCGTTCAGCATACGGTTAGAGAACAAATTAATACAGAATCTCTCGGTGATAGAGTTATTAGTAGAAATATTATTCAATTCATGCGTTCAAGAAACATTGAATTCACTGCAAGACGCATGAAACCAAATACTCAATTATATACATTCTTTGATGGTGTAGATGTATCCAGCTTCTGTACGCCAAAATTACTTGAAATTGAAATGACATCAGGAACATTCTTGGTTGGTGAAGGTGTTTTTGCAGAATCTGGTGTTTTCCAAACAGTTGAGGGTGTTGATCCCAATTCTCTACCATATATTGAGTTTAGACTTGCTACACCAAATCATAAATATGGACCGTATAACAACCCAACTGATTTTTATGATGAAAATCCATATGACAGGGGAAATACACTCCCAGCAACGTACTCATCAACTACTACTGTTTTAAATATTGATACCTTCAGTCTTGCAAATGAAAGACAACCATTGTTCTGGGGAAATGCAAGACCCGGAATGATTTTAAGAGGAATCACTAGTAGAGCAACTGCAGTGGTTAAGAGTGTCAGACTTGTCACTGATAGATTGGGAACACTACAGGGTAGTTTCTTTATTCCTGATGGAAATGTTTCAAATAATCCAATTTTTGAAACTGGTAGATCCGTCTTCAGATTAACAAACAGTTCTACTAATTCTAGAATTGAAGGTATATCTACAACATCTGCTGAGGAGATATTCTACTCGCAAGGTGATATTGATAATACACAGCAAGTTACTCTTTCTTTAAGAAATGCAAGAGTTGAACATGAGGATTTTGAAGAAACTAGAACTCTTAGTGTGTCTACTACAGCAACTGCAAATGCAACTGCTCAGACCACAGAATCTCGTCAACAAAGACACCTCGACCCTCTCGCACAATCATTCTATGTAGATGATGAAACTGGTATTTTTGTGACTAAACTTGATGTTTTCTTTAGAACAAAAGATTCTACTCTTCCAGTTTACTGTCAACTTAGAGAAGTTGAAATTGGCATACCTACTAAAAAAATTATCCCATTCTCGGAAATTGAACTTACACCAGATAAAGTTAATATATCAAATGATGCTAGCGTACCAACATCATTTGAATTTGAATCACCAATTTATCTAAATGGACAAACTGAATACGCAATTGTTCTTCTATCAGATTCTACAGAATATACTGCTTGGATTTCTAGATTGGGAGAAGCGGATGTAACTTCTGCAGCAAATGAATCGGGTCAAGTTCTCGTATCTGCACAACCATTATTAGGTTCTCTATTTAAATCTCAGAATGCTTCCACCTGGGATGCAAGTCAATATGAAGACCTGAAGTTCACTCTACACAGAGCAAGTTTTGTTTCTAATGGTTCGGTTCAGTTCTTTAATCCAACATTACCAACAAATGGAGTTGACGTTTTAAGAAATAATCCATTTGATATTGATTCAAAAACTATTAGAATAGGAATTGGAACAACAGTCAATGATTCTGACTTATCTAATGGAAACACTATTATCCAATTGCAATCAAATGCAACAGGAACTCTTATTGGCCTTGCTGGAACAATATCATCTTTAAATATAACAAATTCTGGTATTGGTTATACGCCTAGTGCAGGCCAAACAACATTTAATAATTTAACACTATCTAATATTTCCGGAACAGGAAAGAATGGAACTGCCAATGTTACTATTTCCAATGGAATAGCAATTGCCGCAACAGTTTCTGATGGTGGTTATGGATACTCAGTTGGTGATTTACTTACAATTTCCACGATAGGAATATCATCTGTTGGTAGAAACCTAAGATTGAGTGTTTCTGAAATAAGTGGAATAAATGAACTAATAGTTGATGATGTTCAAGGCGAATTTATTGTTGGTGCAGGATATTCACTAACTTATATCAACAATTCTGGTGTAACTACAGAAATGAATGGTTCTTATGGAGGTAACGTTATAATAACGCAACCAGTCGAAGAAATTTTTGACGGACTTCATTTTAAAGTCAATCAAAGAAATCATGGTATGCACTCTGATGTTAATAAAGTAACTATTCTTAGAGCAAAATCTGATATTTCTCCAACCACACTTTCTGTAAATTATTCCGCTTCTTCAACATCTGAGATTTCTGTTGCTAGCACAGCAAACTTCGCAACATTTGAGAAAGTTAGTGTTGCATCTACGAATCCAGGATATTTGTTAATCGGAGATGAAATTATAAGTTACACTGGAGTTTCTAATACAAATACTCTAACGGGTATTACCAGAGGAATTAATGGAACAAATACATATCCATATTCAAGTGGTTCTTTAGTTTACAAATATGAACTCAATGACGTTTCTCTTCTCAGAATAAACAAAACACATGACTTAAATTTTGC